GTAAGAATTTTAGAATGCCTACTCAGTCTATAATTGGCGCTGCTTGGCTGAGTGGAGAGTCTGTGAGTTCTGTAGATGTTGAATATATACAACAGCCAGGGTTTAGTCTTAGAGTAGATCCTAATGAGTATAGTATATTTGTTTGGACTGGCCCCAACATACCTATTTCGTTAGTCTTTGGAAATAAAAAACATACACAGGAATGTACATATTTTAAAAATAAACTTACATACGTAGATGCAGTCTCGTGCACATGCAAGCAAGTGTACAACACGAGTTTTGGTCATAACGGTCTCTCATATGATGAGCATAATAGACTAGCAGATAGTATAATGCTTGTAGACTCGCTACAACCAGTAATTAACTTACGTACATGGAGAGGCATTGAAGATAGTAATGATTACAAAAGCAGTAAGAACTTTGCGTGGTATCAAACAAGGACTCCTTATAGCTGGGGTGACGGTAAGTGGACAAATGATTTCACTTTAAGTGCTGGAAGATGTTATTGTTATTATAGAACAAATTACGGTGATCAAGATAGTGGTGATAAGATTATGCCGTTCTTGAGAAAAACATATAGTTTTGATAAAGCTTATAGAACAGCAAAATGGGTTGATCTTGTTATTGACAGTAATGGCGAATGGCTGAGTAGTGTAGGTACAGGTACAGATATACAATTATATCCAGGTAATTATATTATGTATGATAGAGCTAATAGTGTTACATACAACACTATTAGTAGTTATGCTGTACCGCAAGAGATACTTGAAACAATATCTAGTGCATGGTCTTATGATAAAATTTCTATTGGTAATTCTATACCAATAGTTGTATCTACACCCCTGCCTACAGATAGTGTGCCTGTTACACCAGAACAAACACCTGCGTTTGATGTGTCACAGTTAAAGACAGTAAGTTGGAGTTTGAGTTATTTTGATACTTTAGATTTAAAAGACATCAATACTATTCAACCTTCAGCTGTACAATTGTATAACAACACGCCTGTATTTTCATTTACACCAATGTACACAGGTCTGTATTGTATAGAGATGAGTGGTGTTGTACTTAGCAGTGTGCCTCAAACAGTTACAATTGGAACAGAGCTGTCGACTGGTATAGCAGATGTAGATATTACAACTTATACTAGTAGTTCTAAGTTAACATTTAGTTCAATTTTATCAAGCTTGACGGTGCGTGTCAGTGATGTTAATTTATTTACAACAGAGACAGTTATAAATAGCGCGCAAATAAGTAATATGACAGGTCGTGTGTCTGGTGTAAGTTTAACTACATTAATACATACACACAACACGTTAATTGGTAACGGTTCATTGTCAACAGTTTATACTATACCTGTACCTTTGTGGGGTAATGTAAACACTTTAAATGTAACTGGTATAGATGTTATTGTTACGCCGATAGCACCGCAAAATCAGCTAGAATATAATATAGTTAAGTCTGTAGATCTTAATATAGAGCTGGTACTTCAATCAGGTGTATATTTTACGTTAAAAGAACAGGAAGTAACTATAGATGTACCTGTATTTCAGACCATATACAATACTCAAGAAGTTGATGTTGCAATGCCCTTTTCTTTTAATGAAGAAACTAACACAGTATATGGTATACCAGCCATTACAGCTGTTAATCCCACAGTACTAGAAAGCGTAACCTTAGCAAACACCTACACACCTTGTGGGTTCAATTTTAAAGTACCTCTATTTGGTTGGAATTATGCATCTCGTAGATACGATGGAGTGAGTTATGGAGCAAGACCTTTCTGGCTGAAAACTCCTGATAGAGGTAATGTATTAGTAGGTGGAGATAGAATTAAGTATGATAACGAAAGTAATATTGACTACAGTTTTGAGTTTTCAGATCTAACGCTTCAATACGAAAAAATATTACAAATTAATAATAACCATGATAATATATTTACATGGACAGAAGATATTTCTTTACTTTCAAGTGTAAATCTTATAGAATGGAAAAAGTTAGCAATTGACACAAGTGCTCAAAGTGTAGATATTATTACATCAAATAGTACGCGTATTTCTGCTACTAATACCACAACTGATATAGTATTTCACACATACACAAACGCCAAGCAGCAAGAAGTATATTACTATTCTCAAGACCCTACATCCTGGACCTTTGACCTAACAGCAATAGATAGTAATGTTGGTAGTAATAGTAGTATAAGCTGGACAACAGAGGTCTCCGCGTTTACTCCGTATAAAAATCTACTATCACGAGAAGTGGCCACAATAGCTACATACCCAGTTTTTACAAATCTAAAAGAATCAACAGAGCGATATTTCACGCCTACATCTTTGGGTATGCCGGTGTTTGTTGGTGTAGATATACACACACAATTAAAAAGTCTGTCACACAATTCGTTTGTAACACTATCAGGCAATCTTGGTGGTGATGATTGTCTTTTTGAGGTAACAGGTGAGGACAGTTCTTGGTTAAAGGAACCGCTTGCATCGCAGGCAGCAGCAGGAAATATACATAAGAGCGTATATAAAGAACATCAATCTTTTATACCGTATAAATCTACTCAAGAAGTACTAAGAAGTAATAACATAGGTATAGCTTCTAATACTTTTCGGCAATCGCCTTGGGATGATTTTAGAAATGCAGAGAAATGGTCAGACGATTCATTTAAGTTTGATAATAAGATAGGGCTTGTTGATACTAATGTTTGGCTAGAATCTAAGATATTTAAAATTAATGGGTTATTGCAGTATAAACTAGAGTCAGATATATATGGTAATCAATACGCTCTATATAAGAGTGGTGACAGCTTTAATATAAAAAGTTTTGGAGAGTTGTGGGTTAGAAAAGAAAGTGGTTTCATTGAAAGTAGCTTCACTTCGTTGTCTGGTGTTTTTGAAAATAAATCTACACAAGTGCAGAATGAGTTGTATGAAAAATTACAGAATATTTCTGTACATATAAATACAGCAGTATTTGAGACAGAAAATTACATATGCTTTGACCAGTTACAATATAACTACAATACATCTATTATATACAATAATAGTATTGATAGTGTTTTAATATCTAAACTTAATAAGAAAGTAAGTTTATTGTGGTTTGATATAATTCAAAAAGAACTTAGTTATGCAGCAGTAGATATTAACAAGAATACTGTCAGTCTTTTAATGTATAATTTAAATACAAGAAAATTAAACGAACATCTATTACATGAATTAGTTGATGTAAGTTCTATAGAAGAAATATTGTTGTGTAAAGATCTCAACACTTCAAGATATATCTTAACTATACAATATATAAACAATAAACTACAGAGTACAGTTATAGTAATAAGTGTAGACAACTATAATTACAATGTGAATTCAATTAATATTCTTCAAGATATAGATGTAATAACTAATATTAATGACAATATATTTGAATCATTAATACATCATGTTAATACAAGAACTAATAAATCTATTACAATTAATAAGATTTTAAAAGACGAATTTTTAAATAAAAATATTGAAATTATTATTGATAGATGTAGTGTATCTGTAGATAACATTGTCTATGCAAAGAATAAATTAACAGTAACTCTCAACGAGCAGAATAGTATATTTATTAATCTTAAGTATAGGGAGAGAGACAGCGGGCATGAATATAAATACACAACTTTAACAATAATACATCGAGTATAATATGTCTTTCTCACTACAAATAAAATCTCACACTACAGTTACACCAGAATACAGCTGGGACACTGGCGTACCTTGTATATCTAATACGATATATAATAATATCGACACATCGTATATAACCGGTTATGCACCGTATATGTGTGTTCTCTTTCAAGTCGGTGGTCAAACATACACTCAATCTGCAAGCACAACACAAGTGTTAGATACTTTTATAGAGATTGATTTTAATGATTCATACAATAGTGGTCAAACAAAAAGTTCTTTTGCACTTAGTGAAGCTGATCAAATAACACACACGTTTGTTATGCCTGGTTCATATAGAATTAGTTATATTGCTCGTGAAGTTTTTAAGGTGTTCCCGAATAGTGTAGGTGACGGTAAGTATGATGTATGTAGGGAAGATAAACGTATGTGGGGGTGGAGTGATATGACAAGCAGTAAAGAAAACGATACCACCTGGCTTGAGAATACTAAGGAGTATTCTCTGTTAAACCCTAAAGCTTTTGTAAAGACATGGACATCTCCCGAACAATGTATAGATGCATATTGTAAGGTGTGGTCGTGGGATTATTTAAATTCTTTATCAAATACACCATTAAGATGGTCAGAAACTTCCTATGGTGCATCATACGCAAAAACATGGGCACCTCAAGGTCATGAAGATTGCAAGCTGACTACATATTCATATATATTAAGTACACTATACACTCAAGTTACAAGACATGATTGTATAGTGTATGTAAAGGAGATTGCCCCTACAGCAAACATTTTTTATAGGTCATTAACATCCAAGACAAGCCCGCTAACAGCTATTTTTAGTGCGGAGGGATGTGTTGCTGGTAGTTTTCCTATTGAGAAAATAATATGGGACTTTAATGACGGTTCTAGTTTATTGACAGTTAGTAGATTCAACCCTAACAACATAAACTTATATACATGCAATAACTCTTTTTCTGCTGACCTTCAAGACCCAAGAAATTTTGACGTTACACATGTATATAATGTTAGTGGTACAAGTACTCTATACCCTTCACTAACAGTAGTTAGCTGTAATACTCACTCATCAGATTATTCATCTACAGTTATAGATAGTATTAGTGCCGTAACTTTACAACAAGGAACATTTAATTTATTAAAATCTCGCGCAATTAACGATATTATATTATATGCATCAAGTATAGACAAACATGCAGTGTTTCATACATTTGATTTAAATAGTGAATATATCAGTGAAGTGCAGTCAAGTAATACACCACCCAATATAATTAAAAACTACAAAGGTAAACTTATTAACTCTGTAGGTTTTAATGGTGAAGATTTTGATACTTATATTGGGAATAATCTAATTAAAAATCAACAAAGAGAATCTATAGTTACAGATTACGATTCTTCTTTATTAACACAAACACAAGATAATATACGTGTATGAGAACACAAAATTTTGATCAACTTAAACCAATAGCTCTTGAGTATATCAAGAGTGACATAAGCTTGAATGTTGAGAGCATTTTTTACAACAACGGCTTAGCTATTACTAAGAATAGTATCTTTAAAAATTATAAAGATGTTTCTCTTAACAACGGTAGTGTGCTTGTGCTATCGGACAATATAAACATCTCAGATATCGTAGCTGAAGAACCCACTAAAGAACTAGGGGTTATACCTACTTTAATAACTTTACATATAAATGACGCTGTTTCAAGCGGTCTAAAATACATTAAGAATAGGTTTTATGCATCTCAAGAGACTGACTTGCTTGTTGTTGTAAAGTCAGAAACTCTTGAAGGGTGTGTTAATATTATTTATGATAATAAATTTGTTGTGGTTGATACATATTATCCATATATTGTGTCTTTAGTTGAACGTGATGATTTATCTATTATTGAAAGTAATTTTTATAATTTTTTTATTGAGCGTATATATGATAATGTAGTAACTATTAAAATTAAATTAGATAATAGTTTTAGATTTTTAAGTATTAATAAAGATAATATATTACAAGCTTGTGGTGTTGTATTAGGTACAACTGTACCACAGCCATATCTATTCACATATAAATCGTATTCAAAAGAAGAAATATCGACCACTATACAAGACAACAAGTGGGTTACATATTTTATGGATATCAGTCAAAGAAATCATAATAGTGATGTTGAGATCAACAAAGAATTTAATGCCCCGTGTAACGTACTATGTTCTTTTAATATTGAAGATGCTATAGTAAACAATACAACTGAATTAAACATATTAAACTTAAAGACTAACTTCACACCTCAAGGTGGTGGTGTTGTGGTTAGTAATTTCTATAATGAAACAGAAACTACAGTTACAGAGAATATAAGTGCGCGAGCAATATTAAATACCACCAATGGTATTTTGTATATATAATACATATGAGTACAATACCATCACAAAGACAGTATTATAAATTGTTCACCGGTTCAGAACAGAATGGTGGTCACGATAAAATACAACTTGGGTATCAGGCTAATACTCGAGAGGTTGTTCTTAAAAAAGACACGAGTACAACGTTTCATTTTCCATACTTTGCAGAACAGGTGAGTATAACAACGAGCGGTTTAATAGAAGCTGGTGCTATTGCAGGCCCTATACCTGCTATGGCGGATAGACTTATCAGTTATCAAAAAGGTTACTCTACACATACACCGTGGGGAAGTACAAGTTATATGCAAGATGGTGAATTGTTTTATTCATGGCTTAAAAGTGTGAGCGGTGAAGAGCCTGTTTGGATGGATCGCTATTTTAACCCTGGCACTCTTTCAGCAGAAAGTAATGTAATAGGTCAGTATAATTCTAGTGTGTACATATCTCAAGGTGGTGACGGATTTGTTGATATTGTTTCTGAAAGAATGCTTGAAAGTGGCAACCTTTATGAGTATTTTCATGTCGGTGAAGAGTCTGCATCATTACATATAGACACATTGTCAGGTAATGACACCTTGTCTGCATTACGATTACATTATACCAGCTGGGATGATGCTAGTATAGACACTAGCGGCTTTAACAATAAGTTACAAGTTATAGGTGACGGTAATTTAATGATGGGCACACAGACTCGCGTAAATGAAGTGGATCGTCAGTATCTTGATTTTGCAAATCAAGCTTACGCTGAATTTAAAATAATACACAGTGATATCTACAACACACAATCTTTTACAATGATGTGTTGGATTAAATCAGATGATTGGCAAAATATAAACACTTCTCAAATTGTTGGTAATATGTTTGATGGTGGTTACAGCTTGCGTTTTGAAAATCTTATATATACACCGTATTTTTTTATTGCTGAAAGCACTCATAGCAATTTATTTTGCTTCAATAACAAAGCTCACAATTATACTTCTCCAAATTTACAGACTTCTTTAGGAACTAATATTAAAGATTATGCAGTAGATGGGGAAAGAATGTTAGTTATACTTGACGATAAGAATCACACTCTAATAAAGGTAGATCACTTAGGGAACAGCAAGAGAAACACTGTTAAGTTTACAGAAGAAGGTGATCTTGAGTGTTATAGACTTTTTGTAGATAAAGATAACAATTATATTATTACAACTAATAAATATATCATTACAGTAAGCAATGATCTTGATAAAGATAGTATTAAATTAAAGCCTAGAATTTGCAGTCAATTAACATCTTTAGTGTTTAATTTTAAAAATGATATTCATATTTTTGATTTATATATTAATAGTTTGTTTATAGGTGATGATTTTTACCATCTATCTAAAGATTTTTTCTTATATAAAAATCACATTAAAATAAATACATTATCAAGTGTTACTAATTTTAACGTAGACCCTGAAGGGTATATATGGGCAGTACACGAAGTTAATAAAGTTAGTAAGCTTTCAAAAGATAACAGCGGTTTAATTTTCACAGTCGAGCTGGGAGATATTACGGGTGTATTAAACAATAACTTTATACAACAAAATATTTCATTCATTTATAGACACAAGCGTAGTACAAGTGAAAACCTATGGTACGCCGCTGTGTTGTCGAGTTTTGATAAGAGAGTATATTTTATAAATCTCCAAGGTGGTTTACAAAAGAGTTTATATTTACCGTATAGAGTTGGAGATAAAGTTTTAAGAGAAGATATAAAAGTAATAACAACTGCAGATTTTAGTGGGTATAATTGGAGTAGAGTGTTTAACACTGTTAAATTTAATAATAAAAAAAGTTTAGCTTTTGATATATCGATGTTAGATGTAGTTAAAGAAAATTTTAAAACATATTCTTTAAGATTAGATTCTGAATTACTAAAGATAGATCAATGGCATCATGTATGTGTGACGTTTGATAAAAATAAAGCATTGTTATATCTAGATGGTATTGAGAGAGATTCAATTAAAATACCTCCAAGATATTTTCTTACTTTTGATAAATGTAATTCTCTTTATGTTGGCACACCAAATGGTAAATATAGTAATTTAAACGCTGAACTTGACGTGAAGGACATAATTTATAATGGTTGTTTTGATGATTTGCGTTTTTATAACTATGTTGTACCTCAGAAGTATTTACCAATATTTCAACGCGCTTACCTTAAATGTAAAGATATGGTATGGGATGTATTTACATCTAAAATACAATTTATTGATACAATTGAAAGAGTGTTTAAGAATCAACTAACAGGGTCAAAAAGTCAATTTTATAAATTACATATAACAGGCTTTGATACATCTAAATTAACTGATAGTAATAGTGTAAAAGTAAAAGAATTGGTTGAAAACTATATAAAACAGTCTTTAGCTAAAGTAGCTCCTGCACATTCTGAACTACTAAAAATAGAGTGGGATTAGTATATTAAATAATAGAGATGCTAACAACACCGGATACTTTTATTTTAGATTTTTATCTAAACTATGAAAACACTATAAACTCGACGTGTTTTTTTAGAAATATTGTGTCAGCTGAGTATACTACAACTTTAAGAGCTATGTCTACTCTTGAAGATGCTACGTACTGGTATTGTTTGAACACAGATTCAACTAAATATCAATTAGAAAATCTCTTTAATTCATATAATTCAGTAAGTATACCTCTTGTTTGTACATCTCCTTGTGTAAGTACAATTACAGTATTTTGCTCAGGTAAGAATGCAGGGTGGTCACAATATTACACTTTTGCAAAGACAATGTCTGTTGTTTTTCTAGATACGTTACCCGTTGCAGATTATATCAGTTGGCCTTCTAATTATTTTGAGACAGGTGTATCAGTAATAACTCTTGATTATACAAACTATGAAAGATCGCGCGGTGTAAGCTTTTACGGGGAAGGTCATACAGAGAATATAACATTTTCTGCTTTGAGCAGTGATACAAATAACTATGACTACACATGGATGTTGACACTTACAAGTGAACCAATTCATAATGCTACAGTATTAACAGGTCAAACAGTTAATGATGTTGTTACACTGACCGGTACAAGATTTAATACACCTGCGGGTGTTCGTGCATCTGCGAGAATTAAGAGTGAGAAAGGTAAAGAATTATATATACCAGTCGAATTAAAAGTCACTATACCAAACACACTATTAAATCTACAAGCACCAAATTATTATTTTGATGATATAACAGGTGAGAAAAAACAGTATAGTTTTTATTATAGTACTTCTAGTGACTTACAGCCTAACCGATATAGAGAAAATATACATGTTAAGTGTTACGAACCACTCAAGATTAAAATAGAACACAATATACCTTCACCTATTTTGATGGCTGATAGAGAAGAAGCAATATTTGATGTAAGTCTAAAAGCAGCTCTTCATGGTGTTGAGTTAGATGAATGTTTGGGGCTGTATGGTGAGGTGTGGAAGTGGTCAACCTTTTATCGAGGTGATTCTGCTTCAGATCTACCATATACATGGAGTGATGTCTCTTCAGGTGGAAACTTTAAAAAGAAATGGAGAAAGCAACCTGCTACAAGTATTACAAATATAATACGTTCACCAGTGCAGCACACTGTAACGAAAGTGCAATGGTCTATTACTTCACAGTACTGGAAGAGTAATATTATAGATAATAATTTTAATTATATAAGCTATTTACCACTGCCTGTTGTTGTAGACGGGCAATTAGATGTACCTTACCATTTTGATAATAAAAAAGATAGTATGTTTACAGTTGAGGTGACAGCATGGTACGACTCTGTAATACCATTGCTACCAAGCGTTAATGGTATCACTTTTGACTGGAATACTGTTAGTAGCTCTACGACATCAAGTTTAACAGGGCATATATATACTACACCGAGTGTAGTTCTTTACCCTAATAATAAATATGTATTGCAAACATCATGACCTTTAAAATACGAGTAGACAATTTAATAACTATGCCTGAGAGATTGACTCGTTTAAGAGTGGATCTTGATGATGGTAATATTTTTGACTATAAAAAACATGAGATACCGCAATATTTTGATGTTTCGTATAAGAATGTAGGTACAAAGAGTTTTAGTGTATCTGCATACATACCTTCCACAATAACTAGTCTCCCGAAAATTTATAACTACCCAAACATAATTAAAGTTGTAAACAAATACGACAATATTAATGTAGACATATATAGTGAGGAGAGCGTTTTGTTCACACCACCTGTTACAAGTGTCCCTTTCATATATCCAAATACATGGGCAGGTAATACAAATATTAATAAATGCTTAAAAGATATACAGAAAAATCTAGACTACTTAATATCAAAGACTAGATATTACGATGAGTCGAGTATTGAGTATATTGGCTGGTATGGTGTTGCTGGTCAGGAAAGTTTATTAGAGTGTGGTTCAGGTAATTGGACGTGGTCTCAGGCACTATATAAAGATGTTGCTTGGAGTCAGGTATTATCCTCTGAACCACTTTCCCCTTTTCGTACGTGTAGTTCATGGCATGCAGCAAGCTGTGGGTTGGCAGATCAATCTGCCACTAGTAATTATAATTGGCGATGGGCGTTTTTAGAGACAGACGCAGCAGAGCAAAAGACATGGCTAGACATACAAAATGATAATTACACTAGTAAATTTCATGATACACATTGGGAGAATCTCTTATGCTCTACTTTTACGAATGTTAATACTGCACAAGTAAACCCTATACAAGACAATATACTAGATCTATTATCAGATTCACAGGTGTTGACTAGTGGTGATTGTTTTTTAGGGGCGAGGTGGCATGTGGTAGATGTACCAGGTCTAGGGGGGTTTGCAGAAACTGTAGGTAGTACAATATCGTGTATACCTTTTAATGACAATTGTGTATTAACAGATATTGTTGTTAGTGATGGTGTTATGTTTACATCTACTAATACTACTGTAAGAGCATGTTCTACAAATCTACTCACTACTCCGTTTATGCCTATAATAACAGGTATAGATAAAGATGTACCTTTTTCAAATGTTGTAGCTCTTGCATCAGGTGTAGGTAATAGGGTGTTTGTATGTGATCGTGAAAATAACGGCGTAGCTTGTTATATCTTTAAGAAAAATAATTTACTTAAATGGGGTAGAACTTTTAGTATCTACGGTATAGGTTCACGTGCAAATAAATATAAGTTTAACAACCCTACAGATATATGTGTTGATATATATTCCAATGTTATAGTTAATGATAGTGGTAACAGTTGTATAAAGCTTTATACGTATCGTGGTGAATGGTTAAAAACTATTAGTCTTACTACAGCCCCTATATCAATTGCTGTTGATAGTCAGAATCTTGTTCATTTATTATATAGTAATACAGTACAGACTTTAAACTTAATAAATGAACAAATAATAGACACATACACGCATAGCTTAACAGGTACACCTGTTAGAATACGTAGTAACTACAATAAAGAAGTACTATATATATCTTCCTCTAGTGAAGTAACTAAACATTTTCGTACAGGTATTAATTTTACTACGTTAGATATTAGTACACCAAACTGCTTAAAGCATATTAAGAGTATGTTTCATGATGAAAATAGAAATCTGTATTTAGTTACAAATGATTATATTGTAAAATATGTTGACCTTATGAATATTAATAGTAAATCTTACATGAATACTGATTCATCAAAATTACTAGTTGATATGTGGTCTATAGATGAGGTTATTATAGATGCAGAGGAATATATGCAAGACTGGGTGTTTACTAGAGCTTTTCAACGTATGTACGAAAACATTGAATTGTTTAGAAGTAGTTTAATGTACAGTAATGTAGGGTGCGATGTATATGGTGATGCACCTTATCAAAAGAGTGATATTTTTGTTGGTCAAAACGAAATAGTAACAAGCGCTGTAGTTAATAGATGTTTAAAATATTTATGGTCTAATCTTACATCTTTGTATAAATACTTTGATACATCCTGTTAATAAGTAGTATGAACAACTCTCCTTCACCAAAAATAACCTTGATACAACCAACTGATTGTGTTGGTAATTCTCGTGTAGATATTAATAATAACTTTACCACTCTATCAGGCGCATTAGTAGATTTGTTTAATAAGCCGCGGATAGCAACTAGCTCAACGTCGGGCGCAATGCGAGTAGGTGCAGGTCTTTTGAATGTACTCGGTGATAGTGAGCTTGTACGTGTAGATGTTGATGGGTATTCGATTGAGATTGTAAACAATCAACTTAAAGTTAACCCTGATTCGTTAACGAGATTTTTAAATTTATCAGGTGGTGCTCTAACAGGCCCTCTCACTATCGTGGAGGGTGTGAATAGAGGGTTGAGTATCGGTGGTGAGGCTGACCCCGAATATAAGCTAAAAGTTGCTGGTAAAACGAAACTTTTAGGGGACACTTTTTTACCAGCAAGATTAGGTTCAAGTTTCTTCATTCAGAATGGTCAAGGCACTGGAGATGCAAGCTACACTTCCTACAGTTCTGTACTTCGCGTAGGTAGTATAGCTTTACGGGACCCTAGTGAAATGAGTACAGCTACTATCATATTAGACTCTACTCGCGGTATAGTTTTAACAAAGAATGAGATTCGTGTAGGTAGTTTAAGTATTGACGGTGTTAACAATCGAATACAACAATTAAATATAGGTCAGCGTATTGGTGTATGGGCTGGTAATAGTGAACGCTTGTGTGTACATCCAAATGGATCTGTTACTATTGGTACCACATTGAGTTCAAACTATAAGTTTCAAGTAGATGGAGTAGCTCAAGTCACTGAATCTATTGAAACAAAAACCCCTGACCAGAGTGATAGGAGTACGAGAGTAGCTACTACTGAGTTTGTAAGAACTGCAGTTGATGTTGTTGGTAGTGATTTTACTAAGTATTTACCACTATCTGGGGGTGAGTTGACAGGGCCGTTGAAGGCACCTAGATTACAAACTTCATATTTTAATTTAGGTAGTGCTAATAGTGAATTTACTCACGTACTTGATATAAAAGGATCAACTATTATACAAGTATCTCGACCAACAGAAGCTGTTAAAATTGTACAGACAGGGGTTGGTAGTGCTCTTATTGTTAATAATGGGACGGATACTAAGTTTACAGTCACAAAAGACGGCGCTTTATTTGCAGACGGTGAATCTAAGTTTAGATCTGTTAAGGTTACAGCAGGAGCACCTACACAAGGAGACAATTCGTTAGTAGGTTTATCTTTTCAAACAGACGCAAATACAGGTATTTTCAGTAAAAAAGATGGCAGTGTTTCTGTGTACGGGAACGGAATAGAGTTAATGACTTTTGAAGGTAGTGTTGATGGATTTACTAACACTACCAGCTCTATACAAATCACAGCACAAGGTAATATATCTGTATTAGCTACACCAATATCAGCAAAGCACGTTACAACAAAAGATTTTGTAGAAAATGCTATTAGTAGCTCGATTGGATTAATAGACTTTACACCTTATACATTACGTAGCGAATCTATTTTCACTAGTGGTGGTAGTGTAAATGGAATTTTAAGTTTAAATACTACACCAGTTTCTTCTGCACATGTAGTCAATCTAAGTGCTATGCAAGGGGCTATTGATGCTCTTAATATTACAACAAAATTACCATTAAGTGGTAACAGCACAATAACAGGCAGTGTAACTGCAACAAAAAATATTGTAAGTACTGGTGCTGTTATGTTGTCAGGTATACCTCTTGTAGACAACCAAGCTGCAACTAAGCGCTATGTTGATACGTACGGTTTGCCGTTAGGTGCAATAATAATGTGGAGTGGTGTTGACATACCGCAAACGTTTGCTTTGTGTGATGGTGGTGTGCATAACGGGGTGCAGACACCTAATTTGAGAGAGAGATTTATAATGGGGGCAACAAACGCAACAACTATTGGCACTACAGGTGGTAGTTCAAGTCTCACTACATCTACTAATGGTGCACATTACCATGATGGGTTTGTTGATATTACTTCTATTAATAATGATCAATCTGTTAAGTTTTTAACAGATGCTCAAGATCCACAAAATATAAATTATAAAGGACATACCCATTCTATTAAATCAGATGGAGCTCATAATCACACTATTAGCAATTCTCTACCTCCATACTATCAGTTAGCTTATATTATGAAGGTTGGTTTCTAACAGAAAAAAAGCATTAAATACATAAATAAATATATATATATAAAACCTATGGACCGTAAATTACAAGATACATATACTGATCAAATTCTTTTAAATGAAAAGAAACAACCTGTTCAAGTCGCTAAGAAGAGTGCTGTTGTAAGCCCTAAGATAGACGCTGACTTTATACAAAAAGACGTTAAAGTAACAGCAGGGTTTAAAAAGAACGGCCCTGAAGTTGTTAAAGGTCTTCATAAGCCTAAAGCACAAGTTGGTAAAGATGACGAGAAGCCTAAGAAGCTAAATAAAGAAAGCTTTTTTTCTGGTTCAAAGTTTGACTCTATATTCAAGCGCGTCTTAACTGAAGACGGAGAACTTGCAGCTCAACCTAACGTACATGAAGAAGAAGAAGAAGATGAAGGTGGTTCTGATGAAGAAGGTACACCAAAAGTTGCTTCTGAGAGTACTGAAGAATCTGGTGACATAGTTGCTGATCTGCAAGATATTGTAGGTAAGCTTTCTGAAATAGTTCAAGCTCTTGGTGGTAGCGTTGAAGGTGAGGAACATGAAGATGAACTATCTAACGAATTTGGTGGTAGTGAGAGTGAGGTTAATGCAGACATTGATGGTGTTGAAGGTGCAGGATCTGTTAGCTCTGTAGGTGATGACGGTGGAGTGAAGGAATCTCTTGCAGATCTCAAAGGAGCTTTAAGCGGTCTAAAGTCCAAAATTGGTCTTTTAACAGGCAAGACAAATAAAGTTTCTGGTGCTATCAAGGGTGATAGAGGTGGTAAAGCACAAGTTGGAGATAGTGTACCATTAAAGCCAATCGAGAAGTCAGACTTACATGCTAAAAACTCTTATAAAGTAGACTCTAAATTAAAAGTAGGTTCAAACCTATTTGAAAAGAGACAGTAAAATATAGTATTTTAAATTAACTTAAACACCCGCATTTTTATGCGGGTGTTTTTGTATAAATAACCTTATGCAGTTTGACCGTTTTTATAAAGATATTGCTATTAGTCTCCTTAATGAGAATAGTCTACCTGAAGATGTATTTCATTACCCTAGTGTGACTAATGAACCATCAATGCAGAATATGTTGCTTAGAAATAAGCAGATTAAGCCCATGTTAAATGATATGGTTCGTGAGCAAATTCTTGCAGATATTGAAAATCTTAATAGTGTGGATATGTTCAAGCCTCGTAGAGTACAAGACTTCGTCTTAGTGGGAGATATTTTAAGGCCGTTCTTTAACGTTAAAAAAGACGCTCAAATAGATATCGTTGTATATTACGATACAACAGATTTTCCCGAATTGATGCATTTTAGATTACAAAAAGCTTTATCAATAATTAACGATAGATATATAACCGGTACAAAAAGAAAGATATACTACCACATAAGATCTACACCTATTGATCTTAAGACGTATAGTGCAGTGTATCATCCTTATACAAATAAATGGCTCAAAGAGCCAGAGAGCTTTAATATAAATTTATGAACAAGGTAAGGTATCTTAATAAGACCTTAAATCATAATGAACGCGAAAACTATAGTAAGTGGTGGCGTGAGCAGATTGAGCACTATGGTACGGAAGTTACGTATTACACAAATAAAACTACAAAACAGAGTGTAGATTATTTATATGGTGAGTCTCCAACTGCTGGTTTTGAGTTAAAAGGTAAGCTGATTATCGCTTCAAATATTACTAATGATAGTATCATATTGAGTAAATTTGGTGTTCAAGCAGATTGTGATATGACTGCTGTAATACATATTAGTGCTTACGCTGAGACGTTTGGTGTAGGTACAGAGCCCAAGAGTGGAGATCTAATTGAATTATCTGAGTATGGTGGATTTGGTGATAGACCAAACGGAAGAGGCGCACCTATTTATGAAATAACTGAAAGAGATGATGAGTATCTACAGATGACCAACCCACTTGCAGGTCATTATGTATGGTATATTAAATGTCGTAGATTTGAATACAGTAGTGAGACTGGTGTTGATCCTGAGAAATCAAACACACAAGCAAGCGATGGAGGTGCTTATGGTAAGTTAGACGCTACGTTTAACAACGCTCTTACAGCTGTGTCTCCCAATAGCATTGATGTTTTTACAGGGGATAAACTATTTGACTATACAAAGTCTAACAACGACAACCCGTACGGGAATTATTAAAAGAATTTCCAGCTATTCTTGTCTTTATTGATATTCTGAGCATCTGTTATATCAAAATAAATTGTGTGTGTTCTACCTGCACTCTCTATATTAAAACCTTTGAGTCTCCTAAATTCTCTACTGTAAGGTGTAGGAGAGTCTAGAGTTGTTTCATGCACGATCATGTATTCTTTACCGTTAAATTCTCGTGCTAATGCAGTTCGTAAAAATTCATTAATATCTTGTTTACCTACTTGTTCTTTGCTAACTTGAAAAATTAAAGGTTTATCGCTCATATTATATAATTAGCATTTAATTAACTATTTGCAAAAAAACACTAAAAGATATATAATAAAAGATATGAACTTGATTATAGATGGTAGTAATCTACTACATCGCAGTTATTGGGTTTCGGAAAGAACACTGAAACAAGATAACGAAAATAATTCTACAGTTGCTTTTCTTTTTCTTAAATCTATAAAAATGTTAGTACAGAAGTTTAACCCAACAACAACATGGGTTACATGGGATAAGAGAAAAACAAACAACGTTACAAATTTTCGTAAAGAATTATTACAAAATGCTTATAAAGCTACGAGAGACGTTGAGAGAAATGCAAAAGTAATATCTCATCACGATGAAATAGAGAAATTGTTAAACTTATTAGGTATTAAACAAATATACCCTAATGTATTAGAAGCAGATGATGTTATTAGCTGGTTAGCACATAAAGTAACTGGTGTAGTGATGATTGTTAGTGTCGATAAAGATTTACTTCAATTAATTGACAGTAATATAAGCGTTTATAGTCCAATTAAAAAACAAATTATTAATTGTAAGAATTTTTATGAACATAATAATGTTGAGTTAGAGCATTTTTTAAAATATAAATCTCTACTTGGAGATGCAAGTGATAATATTGGCGGTATAGAGGGGTATGGCCCTCAAAAATGTAAAAAACTCTGCGTAAAAACTGTTGAAGCAATATATGAACACTTAGATTGTGAACATCGTGATATCTTTATAAGAAATTATAAAGCTATAAATTTAAATGACTCTTTTAAACAAGAAAAAGGTGAAGAAGAATGTTATGAAGTTCAATTTGAAGAACAAATTAATTTAAAAGCAAATATCAAACAATTTGAAAAATATTGTGAAGATGTAAATTACATGAGCATCGTAAAAGATATAGCAACATGGAAGAGGCAGTTCTCATCTCAGCAAAAAATGAGTGATTTAATCTCAAAGCTTAACTACACTTAATCATCACCTTCTTCTTCATCTAATTCTTCAAAAATCTGTTGAATTGAACATGTAACAAAATATTCAATTTCTGTTTTTGTAATATTCTTTTTTTTAAGAGCTTTAGCAACAGAGCTTTTAAACTCTGCATCATAACTTATAAAAAGTTTTAAAGACACGAAATTATCTCTTGTCTTTTTTTGCTGTATGTCGACAATCTCTATGTGCATCTTACATTACTTAATAAAAATTCATCTATATGACATAAGTAATATAGATGAATATGCGAGACCCTCTTAGTAGTAATTCTGCTACACCTGACTATGGTTATCTACAGCCTACAATGAGTAAGCGGTTGCCGTTTCCTCTTGAAAACACTGAAGAGGGTTTGATTGCTGCTGCTGAATCACTCGAAAGTGTACGCAGAAAATTAATACATAGTAAAGAGTATAACGGTCTCAATACAGATGGCCCGCGTTTGCGTCATATTAATAAAATGATTTACAAAGCAAACACTATAATGAGTTTAATGCGCGCTCTTGCTAAGGATTTAGATGAGATGTATCTCTAGACTGCCCCAGCTGCTTCGATAATCTTTGTTGTAACATTTTCAACAGGCTTTATTGTCTGTGTAGATATAAGTTGTATTTTTATACCGTTTTCTAACTTACAAAAGTCACACATAAATGTATTCTCTCTCATAAAAGAGACTTTCACTTCACTTGTTTGCTTGCAGTAAGCGCAGGCAAGCTTTGAATTAACAAATATTTCTTTACCCGCTTCTCTTGTAAGAAATTCTTGCTCTCTAGCGTAGTCCCGTCTCTGTAAGACGGTATTTACAACAAAAAATATAATAAATTGAAGTGCAGATGTTATTAGAAATATTTCTAAAAAGAAAGGAAACCAATGATATAAACCAAGAGCGACACTAGCGCTTACAAGACTTGTAAGCGCTAGTGAATAGCATGCTAGGTGGAAGTACGGATTTTTTAAAAATTTTAACATATTAAGTTTCTTGAAGAATTTTATTGTAGATTGTATCTGATACATAGTCTACGTAACGCAATATTTCGAGCGGTTTTAGTTCAATTTCTTCAAAATCTTTTTTACTGTCTTCACATTTTTCACTTATAACATTTACTGCATCAATAAGAGCATGCCACCTTGCGACTTCATAAAGACTCATTTCGTTAACAGTTTTATTCATATAAGAGATATAATATATATTTTTATAACCAACAGCTAGTGTTTTCTTTATTTTTTTGCATTACCAATGCAAACGTCATATACCTCACGCGGTAGCTGTTCAACAAAATCTAATGTACGATAATTTAAAAAAATATTAAATTCGTTTACGTCTTCGAAATCTATTTCAATTAAATCAGGCAACTGTAAAAATGAAATAACATTATTTGTACTGTTTTCTTCTCTATACAATAAGAAAATAGATGCCTGTGGTAACACTGCATAAAGACCGCGCTCCTTAAGATCAAACGCCATAGTAAGGCATTTTAACCTCTTGACCATTTATTTCAAATAAAATAAACCCAAGAGGTGTAGCTGGCAGTGTGGCATTGCCAGCTGTAGCAGTTAGGGCTGTACTCATTGGAACTTCTGTTGAGCCAATAGCTACTCTATGACCACCACTTGGCTTAATGCAGTTGCCAAGCATAACTAAATTACTCCAACCATTATTATGATTACGAGAACCTACAACAACATTATTAATACCATTAATTGTTTGTGTATTGTCTTTACCTATAAATGTACTAGATGGTTGAATGGCAAAAGAACTGCTATTACCTTCCACCCATGTTGATGGGGTTTCATATCTCTGTATTGCTGTGGCATGTTTTGTTAGTGTAGATCCTATTTTTTGGATAGAGCTGTACTCGGGAGTAGTTACTACTCCCGAGATTGCGTTGATAGCGTTATTAAATTCATTAAGAGATACTATGTTTGCGCTTTGTTGTTGTACCCATGATGTTGACTCAACGATACTTGTACCGTTTTCAAGTATCCAATTTCTTGTTGCTTGCATTGGGGCATAATCTGCAACACTTATAGAGCCATCTCTTTCTATAACAACACCTTCACCTTGTCTTACAGCACCTAATACAAATTTGGTTGCAACTGGTAAAGATAATGGAGTAGATTTATATATAGCAAAAGTTTGATCTACATAATACTTTGTAGCAAGATCTGTATCGTAGATGGGGTCAATAAGTTGTGTGATTGGTTTAACGGCAGTGACACCAGCGTTGAATATTGAATCTTGAGAGTATAGTTCTATGCCCATATCTATAATTATGGTTGGGATTTATATATATTTATCAATAAATAAAGATTATGATATATAGGCCGTATACTAATAATAATGCTGTACCTGGTAACCAGGGTGGCAACTCCAACGCTCCACAAGCGTTCCCGAGTACAAATATATTAGGAGCTTTTTTATCGCGCTTGCCATATGCTTATCAAATTATTGATAGTATCATACAACGCAACCCTAAGTTTGATGACTTTAAAGATGTTTCTTCAAGAAGACAAGAATACATTCAAGATCAATCTGTATTCTTACAAAATCCGGAATCATATGCAGATTATGGTTCACCGAACAATGTACTGATCAATAAAGATTATCAGGCATTTGTGTATGCTAGTATTGATAAGGATAAGGGACGCCGCTTGATGGATTATAGAAGAATGGCAGCATATGCTGAGATTGCAGATTGTTTAGATGAAATTTGTGATGAATGTGTAGTTAAAGATTCTAATGATGAAGTTGCTACATTTGCCTTGCGTGGAGATTATTCTAAAGAAGTAAAAGATCTACTACAAAAAGAATTTAAAAACTTTATACAAATATTTGATTTTGAAGATAACGGTTGGGAATATTTTAGACGATTCTTAATTGATGGAGAGCTATTTTTTGAAAACATAATTGATCAAAAACGCCCTGATCTTGGTGTTATTGGTTTAGTAGATTTGCCTTCTGAACTAATAAACCCTGTGTATCAGAATGTGCAAAACGAACTTGTAAAGGGTTATCTTTTGAGGAAGCCGGTTATAGATCCCACTGTCAACACCAATAAAAAAGAAGAAGAACAATTATTATTTTTACAAACTTCTCAAGTAACATACATTCATAGTGGTATTTGGAACGAAGTTAAATCATTGCGCTTACCTTACATAGAAAACTGTAAGAGAGCGTATCGTATCTTGTCACTTATTGAAGATAGTATTGTTATATATCGTTTAGTTAGAGCTCCTGAAAGGTTGAAGTTTTCTATTTTTACTGGCGGTATGTCACCTCCAAAAGCTGAAAATTACGTTAAGAGAATCATGCAGCAATATTGGTCAAAGAAAAACTTTGACCCTGCTCAAGGTGGTCGCGTAACTAATGTATACGACCCTCAGTCTATGTTGGATAGTTATTTCTTTGCTAAGGATGCACAAGGTAACGGACACAATGTAGAGACTTTGCCTTCTGGTGGAAATTTAGGCGAAATAAAAGACTTAGACTACTTCTTAATAAAGCTTTATAAGACATTAAAACTACCAGCTAGTAGGTTTATGTCTGCTGATAACGTTTTTAAAGATGGTGCAGAAATTACAAGAGATGAATTGAGGTTTGCTAGATTTGTAATTCGTTTACAAAGACAGTTTGCTATAGGTGTACGTAACACTTTTATTGTACATCTCAAGTTGAAAGACATGTGGAAGAAGAACAAATTACGTGAAAGCTCTATTAAAGTTGAATTTAATATTCCAACTTCTTTTATGGCTATGCGTGAGCAGCAGTTAGTTAAGATGAAGTTTGATACATTCCAATCAGCTATACAAAGCCCTAGCATAAGCCCTTCTTATGCTATGAAGTATTATCTTGACATGGCTGAGGATCAGATGAGAGAAAATCGTGATTGGTTGAGAAAAGATTCAGCTCTAGAGTGGGAGATTAATCAAATTAAACAAGCTGGTCCGCAGTTTAGGGAGCTTGCGGCACAACAAGGTGCTGCCCCTGAGGGTGTAGATGCAGGATCTATGAGTGGCGGTGGAGGAGGAGGCGGTGGTGAGTCTGGAGGAGGTGAGATGCCTGCAGCTGGCCCTGAGTCAGTGCCTCCTGACTTTGGTGGAGCTGGTCCTGAGCCAATGCCTGGTGCAGGTGGTGGCCCTACCCCTGCAGCGACACCAGCTAGCCCTGAGCCTGCAACTTAATAAGCATTAAGACATTAACAGTTAATAAATAATAATGTTATATGTCTAATTTAGTGCCTAGTACTTTTACCGGCTCAACGCAATTAAACCCTTCAATCACGACGTATGAAGGGTTGATAAAGCGTATAAAACATATGTTTGGTTACCCTCTTGTAGAGGTAGAAGTTACAGATGAACAGCTTATAGATTTTATTAATGAGTCAATAGAGTACTTTACTAAGTATGCAGGGTATACAGAAGAGTTCTTGGTATTTGATACTAAGACATATGTACCTCAAATTGGTGTAAACATTGAGAAACTAATAAATAGCACGTGTTTATATACAATATCTTCCGCAAAAACTACAAATGTAAATATTGTACAAGTACCTGTTAATAGTTACTATTATATTACATCTAGCAGTACAGTGTATAATGCTATAAGTACAGATAGTTATATACAATCTACTCAAAGCTATATAGGTTCAACATATCTTACTAATGTTACACAAGCAACTGCACAGGTTTATATAACTACACAGATTGTAGTTCCAGTAACAACAGGTAATTACTATTTACTATCTGGTAATCTTTATCAATCAGGTTCATCTATAAATCAGACAGTAAGTTTAACCGGTGAATTAATACAGGAAAGTATAGACACTATTACACCAGAGACTTACACAACTAATATAACTAGTGTAGATGTTGTAAATCTTGAACCTTATACATACTATACACATGAGAGTTCACTGTATAAATCCGGTTCATCTACTAGCTATTTATTAAACGACACAAGTTCAAAAGGTACAGTTATACAGGCAATCATAACAACACCGTTGCTAAGTACCTTTACGACCACTGAACTAGCTAACGTTGTAGACGTACCTACAGATCATTACTATGTACATGGTAATAGTTTATGGAAAAGCTCTTTAAATGAATCTCCAGGTGGTAAAGCGTTTGCGGGTATTCAAATACTGCAAAATTTATCTTTATTTGATATTGTAACCGTGCAAGCTGTTAGAGATGTTAATGTAGTTTCTCTACCCTCTAATACATACTATATATATCAAAATCAATTATGGTATAGTGGTGGAGATTTAGGAGAAGTAAGTTTAAAAGGCACGATGATAAATAATAACCTTCTTAGAGTTTTTCCGGAATTTTATTATGATTCTTTTAGTAATGAAATAACTGCTGTACCGGTTCCTCCAGATACTGTTTATTTCAATGAGTATATCGAAGGTCAAACACAATTATATAGAAGTGGTGACGCGACTGAGCTTGCAGAAGGTTATAGTTTAATAGGTGAACTTATACAAGATAATATATACACCTCTACACCTTTTCTTACTTCTGTAAATGTTACATTAAACGCAATTGAATCAAACGTAACAAATAGTTTATACCTTAATGGTACTACAGTATGGCGCAGTGGAGCTCGCATTGATGCAACGTATACAGAAGCAGGTGCGGTATATGCAGCAAATATACCTTTAGGGGTTTCATTTCAAGAAGAAGTAATTGATCGCTCTATTGAAATAGTTAATGTTGATTTAAACACATACTATATATCTGATAGCTGCTTATTTAAAAGTTGTAGTTCTGTTTATAGCTTGCCCTTAGGTTATAGTGAGGCAGGAGACTGTGCGGTAAGTACACAACTTACTGATGTTGAGTTTTTTCTTACAGCTGATGTACCTGGGCCAAGTTATGGTATTGTCGGTGGTGTATTACCTGATAGTTATTACTTGTTTAATAACAAGCTTATTCAATCAGGTGAATATTTTGACTTAGACCGTACATATAGTTTATCAGGTACTATTGTACAAAATAATATTAATACAGTAACACTGTCTTCATATGTTGTGAACACCCCGTTTGTTAATATTGCACCTTTAACGTATTATATTACTGGTAGTACTCTGTATCAAAGCGGTACAAGTTTGCAGTTTATAAATACAAATGCCAGTACTATAGGTACTGTTATTTTATCAAGTGTATATATTAATCCAAATCTTACAACACTTACTCGTACTGAAAGCGCTAGTTTATTTTACGATTACGACTTAGCTTCATGTCGAAAAATAATAGATTGTTTTAGTTTTAATCAAGGTGAAAGTACTGGTATCAATACGTTGTTTACACTTGAACAAGCAATGGCTCAGCAGATTTATAGTTCTTATATGGTTGGTAATTTTGGTTTTGATCTCGTTTCATGGGAAGCACTTAAAGGGTTTGTAGATACTCGCAATAAAGTATTAGCACAAACACCACACTTTCGTTTTGATAATAGAACACAAAACCTACGCATCATACCTGAACCGCGTACAGAAGAAAGCTATTTAGGTCTCGTTGGTTGTTATATTGAAAGACCTATTAAAGATCTCGTCAAAGAGCGCTGGGTGTATGACTACTCAAAAGCATTAACTATGATAGCTGTTGGTAACGTAAGAGGTAAATACAATGGAACTGCATTGTTTGGTGGAGGGTCTGTTAATGGTAACGACTTACGTCAACAAGGTCTAACAGAAAAAGATAATCTTGAAAAAGTGCTTATTACAGAGTATAGAGACAATACACCACCTATGTTTTTTATAGGTTAATTATGAAAAATAATAAAGGTAGACATTATAAGCAAGGTGTATTTAGGCCATTAAATCCTGAAAAGTATAATGGTACATTACCTATTATATATCGTAGTGGTCTTGAGTTACAGTATTTTAGATTTTTAGATAAAAATCCTAGAATATTAACATGGAGTAGTGAGAGTATAGTTGTGCCGTATCAAAACCCGTTAACCGGTAGAGTGCATAGATATTTTGTTGATAATAGTGCTACTATGCGCGATGAGAAGGGTTCTATAGTAAAGTATCTCATTGAGATAAAACCTTATAGTAAGTTAACTCCCCCGCCGCCGAGTAATAAGCGTAAACCTCAAAACACAGTAATGTTGCAAAGAGAATATCTTCAAAATAAAGCAAAATGGGAAGCAGCTTCACAGTGGTCTCAAAAACATGGGTATAAGTTTATAATATTAACTGAAAAGAATATGTCTAATAGTTAAAAAATAAAACTTTTAGCATAAATAAATATAGATTAATACCATGGGATTAAAATTTCTTGTAGAGAATATAACAGAAGGTCTAGACTACCTCGTTGAAGAGCAAAACAGAGACTCATCAACAGACCGTAAAGTCTATATAACTGGGCCTTTTATGATGGCTGATGAAAAAAATCAGAATGGTCGTATATATAAGCTCGATGAAATGCGTAAAGAGGTTGAAAGATACACTGAAAAGATGATTAAAACTAATCGTTCTATTGGTGAAATGAACCACCCTCAAAGTACAGAAGTTAACCCTGTTAATTCGTGTCATCGCGTTGTTGAACTTAAAATAACTAACAACTATGTAATGGGTAAGTCTCTTGTATTGAGTACTCCAATGGGAAGCCTCTTAAAGAGTTTAATTACCGATAATGTGCAGTTGGGTATAAGTTCTCGCGCTCTTGGTAATGTTACTGAAACTAGTAAAGGTAAAGAAGTAGATAATTTTCATTTGATCTGTCTTGATGTTGTGCATGAACCCTCTGTACAGAAAGCAATGCTTGAAAGTGTTATGGAGAGTCGTGAATGGGTTGTAAAATCAGATGGTAGTATTATTGAATGTGCAGCTCGCGCTTATCAGACATTAGATCGTAATTTGTCTTCAATACCGAAAAAAGACACTGATGACTTTCTTAGAGAGCAGTTACTTAATTTTGTGCAAAAAATTAAATCTAACATTAAATAATATTTATGAAAAATAACATTAACAATTTTTTAGTAAAACTACTTGAAAAAGATTACTCACAAGTAAATCAAATTTTAGAAAAGATAATTGAAGACAAAATTGGCGAGAGAGTTAAAAAGAGTGCTAAAGAGATTGTCTCGGGTGATTTTCTAAAAAATAAAAAACACTCTAAAAAGACTAAATAAATAATACATACTATGGATATCAAGACAATCTTACAAGAAAAATTTAAAGAACATTTGAGTGAAAACTCACTCAATGATATCGTAGCTGCTTTTGAAACTGTTGTTCAAGAGAAAGTTAGCGCAGCACAAGCTGAGTTGATAGCTACTAACGAGGCAATACTTGAACAGAAAGCTAACGAACTCGCTGAACAGCGCGCTGCTCTTCAAGTTGAATCTGCCCTTCTTAGAATAGATGAAGAGCATAGCGCTAAATTGCAACATTTACTTGAATCTATAGATGCAGATCATACTGCAAAGTTACAGAATTTTATTGATGTTGTTGATGCGGATCATACTGCAAAACTAAAAAACGTATTGCGTGCAATTGATGAAAAGCATGCAGGTATGCTTGAACAAGTTGTAGAAAAGTATGAAACAGCTCTTCAAACAGAAGCAGTACAATATAAAGACAAATTGATCGAAGAAGTTAGTAACTATCTTGAGCTTTATATTGAAAAACTTATACCGACACAACAAATTAGCGAAGCTGTTGAAAACATACAAGCTCGTAGAATTGTTGATCAAATAAGAGAACTAGTAAGTATTGATGAACAATTCATTAATAGTGAAATTAAAGAAGCTTTAGTAGACGGCAAGAGAACAATCGACTCTTTGCAAAAAGAATTAAATGAAGCAGTAGGGATTAACGCAACTCTAGAGGAAAGGCTTGGAACTGTAGAGTCAGCACTACTACTTGAAAACAAAACAAAAAACCTAAATGAAGATTCTAAACGTCATGTTAAGCGTCTTCTCAAGGATAAATCGACAGACTATATCAAGGAAAATTACCAGTACGTAGTTGAGATGTTCGAGAAGGAATCCCGCATGCAAGAAGAGTTACATAAGGAAGAGGTTGTACAGAAACGTTTAGTTGAATCTGTAATAGATAGACCTGAACTTGAATACTCTAGCATTAGCGAGTCTATAGTCACTTCACCCAACACCCCACGAGCAGGTGGTGTTACCGAATATCTGAGTGAAATGAGACGACAAGGAAGTAAGTATTCACAAGCTTCCAAGCGTTAACATTTTAGCAAAAACAAGTAAACAGCAACATTCAGTTAATACAAAAAAACACAAATAAAGATAAATAAAATATATGGAAACATTACTACACATCGATAAGTCAAAAGCTGAACAACTTGTTGAGAAGTGGACGCCAGTACTGGATTACTCTTCTGACAAGATTTCACCTATTGAAAATGAAAACACTCGTTTAAACACCGCTATCCTTCTTGAGAACCAAGAAAAGTGGTGCTTTGAAAATACCTCTGGTGGTGGCACTGGTGGTGTATTTGGTTACGGCAACAGCCCTGTTAATAACGGTGCTACAGGCGGTGCTTTCGGTAACAGCGATTCATACGCTGGTGGAGATGCACGTCTACCTAAGG